AGAGCATGGCATTGACAACAGTTGCAGAGCTTCGCACCGCCCTTGGCGTTGGCACTCTCTATACTGATGCAGTCTTGCAACAAGTCTGCGATGCCGCAGACAACGTCCTCTTGCCTTTTCTATGGAAGAATCAGCAATACATAATTGCTCACGGCAATACGGGCACAGTAGGAACACTTTATTTTGATCAGGACATCCGCGAGTATTTTTACGTTGGCCAACAAGTTACAATTTCTGGTGCAGGTAGCCGATATAATGGCACGAAGACAATTACAAAAGTCGATACTCGTTCATTGAACGTAACTACAGCTCACACCAGCGACAATCCACGTCACACAGTCGAGCCTTATGGCATCGCGGCTGTCGAGACTTACACCGACTATGCAACCGTCCCAGCAATTCAAGAATGTGCCTTGATGATAAGTATCGACATCTGGCAGTCTCGCCAAGCGCCATCAAGCGGAGGCGTGACGATCGATGGTTATCAGCCTTCACCTTACAGAATGGGCAACACACTCCTAGCACGCGTTCGTGGATTGCTTGCGCCTTATCTTGATCCGAGATCGATGGTGGGCTAATGGCCGCCATCTCGACACTCCGCGCAGGTATCGCAACAGCTTTAATTGACAACACTAAGTGGTCAGTCTTTAGCTTCCCACCTGCAACCCCTATTGCTAACAGCGTTATCGTCGCTCCTAGCGATCCTTACATTTCGCCGTCTAACGGATGGCACGCTTCTATCTCGCCAATGGCTAACTTTACAATCTCAGTCATGGTGCCGTTGCTCGATAACGAGGGCAACCTAAACGGAATTGAGGACAATGTAGTCCGAGTGTTTAATCTACTCGCTGCATCCTCATACACCTACAACGTCACAGAGGTATCCGCCCCGGCGGTACTGAGTGCCGTGTCAGGTGATCTACTTACATGTAACATCAATATCTCAGTCCTAACGAGTTGGAGCTAAAATGTCCGAGTGGGAAAAAGAGCAAGAAGCCTTCCTGATCAAGATCGGGCAGGTAGCACCATCAACACCAAAACCATCTACTAAGAAAGACGAGGAATAACCTAAATGGCTGTATTCTTAAACAACAAGGTCGGCGTGAAGGTTAATTCTGTCGATCTAAGTGATCACGTCCAATCAATTACTTTGAACCGTAGCTTTGAAGAATTAACCGTCACGGCGATGGGTGACTCAGGGCAGAAGTACGTTAAAGGCCTAGAGGCATCAAGCGTGACAATAGACTTCATGAACGACACCGCATCTGCCAACGTGCTTGCTACCTTGCAAGCTGCATGGGGAACTAACGTCACAGTAGTCCTACTACAGGAAAAGGGAACCGCTGTATCAGCGACAAACCCTCTCTACACAATGACATGCCTTGTCAATAACACAACAGACATCAACGGCGCAGTCGGCGATCTCGGAATGCAATCTGTAACATGGAACGTAAGTGGTACAGTAGCAGTTGCATCAACAGGCACATTCTAAGAAACTAAACAAAGGGGCACAGCATGGCAAAGTTAATAGTCAAAATGGCAGACGATAGCGTGACGGAAATTGAAATTACCCCACGCCTTGAATATGCCTTCGAATTGTATGCAAAGATGGGCTTTCATAAAGCCTTTAGGGATCTTGAGCGACAGAGTGATGTCTATTGGTTGGCATGGGAAGGCCTTCGACTAAGTGGAGTCACAGTCAAGCCATTCGGCGCAGACTTTCTCGATACCTTAAAGAGTGTCGAGGTTGCAGAGTCTGACCCTTTGGCCTAGGCAGGGATAGCATCCACTATCTCATCGCTCGATTGAGCATTGAGACGGCTATCCCTCCACAATCTTTAATTGATTTAGATCCATCAATGCTTCAGATGTTATTGAAGGCGTTGAAAGACCGAGCGAAGGAGCAGAGCGATGCCTACAGAGCTAAAAGGCGCTAGTGCGCTTCGTAAGGCTCTCAAGCAATTTTCGCCTGACCTAGATAAAGAAACTCGTGACGAGATGGTTGGATTCTTAAAGCCATTGGTCAAGAAGGCTAGGGGCTTTATGCCATCCAACTCATTATTACCTTCGGGCTGGGTAGGCACTAGCGAGCCGGGTCGATTCCCTAAATATGACGCCAGCATTGCCCGGCGAGGCGTTGGTTATAAATTGACACCTACTAAACCCAATCGTCAGGGTTGGATTCAAACAGTCTCGATCCACAATAAGACCGCTGGCGGAGTCATTTATGAGTGGGCTGGACGCAAGTCTAGTAGCAAGTTCGTGTCTAATCTGCCCGGCGCAATGACAGGCTCAGGCAAAATGCAAGGCCGAGCAATGTTTAAGGCCTACAAAGAAGATGAAGGTAAGGCCAAAGTCGGAGTCATTAGAGCTCTAGAAAAAGCCGCTGCAAAGTTTAACGCGAAAGGCAATATCTAAATGGCTGAATTACGCATTCCGATTATCGGTGAGTTCAAGGGTAAGAAGGCTTTTGATCAAGCTGGCAAGTCTACAAGCGCCTTAGAAAAGGGAGTTAAAAGACTAGGCGCTCAGATCGTTGCAGTTTTTAGCGTTCAAAAAATTGCTCAGTTTGGCAAGGCCGCCGCTAAGGCGTTTATCGAAGATGAGAAGGCCGCGATTCGTTTATCTCAGGCAGTAAAGAATTTGGGTCTCGCCTTTGAAATTCCAAACCTCGAACAATTTATAACTCAGATGGCAAGCGCTTCAGGCGTCACCGACGATCAACTTCGCCCAGCATTGCAACGTCTATTGCAGACAACTGGATCAGTCACTAAGTCCACAGAATTACTTACGCAAGCACTAGACATCTCTCGCGGATCAGGCATCGATTATGAGACAGTAGTTAACGATCTAAGCATGGCCTACGTTGGTCAGACTCGTGGCCTTCGTAAGTACTCTCTAGGTGTCACTCAAGCCGAGCTTAAAACAATGAGCTTTGCAGACGTCCAAGAAAGATTGACTAAGAATTTTACAGGGGCGAATGCGGCTTATCTTGAAACCTACTCTGGAAAACTAGGTATTCTATCTAACGCCGCAGGTGAAGCCTCAGAGACTATCGGAAAAAGCCTTGTTGAATCATTGAGCATTTTGGGTGGAGAAGGTAACACAGTCCAACCCATAGCAGACGCGATGCAGGATCTTGCTATTTATACAAGCGAAGTCATTACGGGCTTAGCCACAATGATTGCAGAATTCAAAAAATTGCCTGGGGTTGAAAAATACGTTACAGATATTTATCCAAAGATTCTTGAATTCCAATTACCTGGTCAGGCATTAAAAGCAATACGTCAATTTGGGAAGAAAGCCACTCCTGGCATGGGTGGCTATCCTAGTTCTGCTCTTGGGCCGGGTTATGTAGATCCAAATGATGCAGCTCGCAAGAGGGCAGAAGCCGCTGCCGTCAAGCGTGCTAAAGAGTTAGCAGCATTGCAGAAGAAAACTCTCGATACACAGAAGAAGCAGAATGCTTTGGCTAGGGCTTCAAAGACTCTTAACCTAGAAGCAATCGGTATTGAGGCAGCGCTTAAAGGTCAGATCAGCGAAACAGACCGACTATCTTTGCTATTGCAAAAAGCCATTTTGGCAGAGAATACAAACCTAGCCACTCAATTATCAGATCAACTAGAAACTGCAATCAAGCGTCAGAATGATATTCGTAACTTACTCCTGACGACTCCTGAAGCGCCAAACCCTTATCGTAATTGGACACTACCTCAGGACTTGCTTAACTACACAGCCTCATCGCTTGGAGTTTCTGTAGCACAATTACAGACCGCGCCCGTAGCGCCATCTTCTACCTTTTCGGATGCTCAAATGGAATTGATGGCGGCAGTCAATTCATTCCAGAGAGCAGATCAGCAAGCGGTTAATGTTCAAGTATATTTGGACGGCGGCATAGTAACTGGCGCGATTACGGAGACTCAAGTCAATCAATCTCTCTCAGGCACCTTTAGTGACGTCAGCCGATATAACGGCCGTGGGGCACCTTCAATCAAATGAGCCTACCTGCCACGATCTCGGTTTCATTCGACTTTAGCCAAGGGGCGACCTTCGGCTATCCGTTCACTATTGGCGATCCTATCAACGGCGTCATCGGCGTCTCTCAATTCGCTTCGACCGAAGTCCCTGATCCTGTAGTCGATCTGAGTAGCACTACTCGATCAATCAAGATCCAGCGCGGAAGAAGTATTATGCGCGACACTTACGAGACGGGCACATGTACTGTCCGAGTGATTGATGAGACAGGCGCTTTCAATCCTCAGAACACATCTTCACCTTATTTTGGCTACTTGACTCCACTACGCAAAGTCCGCGTCGCAGCTACTACTCCAACCACTCAGCACTTTTTATTCTCAGGTTATGTCGATTCCTACAAATACTCTTTCCCAACTGGTCAAGAATTAGGCTATGTGGACATCGTCTGTTCAGATGCCTTTAGACTCTTTCAGATGGCTAACATAGCAAGTGTGACGGGCGC